GGCATCAGGATTTTTTCCCATGGTTTCAAGGTCGATCATTAGATGGTCACACGTCCTGCTGGTGGATGTGATTTCACGATGACCGTTCACCTTAATTAAGAGATTTGCTGTCTCGCCTGTTTCATTATTGCCATTGGCATGTTGATCGCCTTCGGTGCACTCCTTGTTCGGGAGTCCGGCACTTTCCATTTCCTCCGGATCTTTTTCCCGGGCTTCATCCTGGCTTTCTTCGTTGAATGTCTCCTGGTATGTTGCGTCGCCCATCACCGCGCCACAGTCAGGACAGTTGCCGCCGCCGGTCTGACCGCAGGCTGTGCAGACTTTTTCCGGTTCCTGTTGCGCTACTGGTTCAGGCTGTTTCGTTTCTGGCTCGTTTTGTTGCGCATTTGGACTGTGTTGTTCCGCTTTATGGCCTTTCTGTTCCGTTTCTTGCTGGTTATGGTTCACCGAATCGCGGGTTTCAATCCCCTTCACCCATTTTGGATCATTCGGGTCGCTAATCCCTTCAACAAATTCTCCGTGAGAAGCAGCCAGTAATTTATCTGCATTGACAGGATTTTTGGGTGGAATGTTTTTCCTGGCTTCATAGAGTTCTGCACGCAGTTTCTGATATTTCGCATCAACAGAATTTATCTGTGGCTGAGCATCCATCGACTGCGTGTCCTGATTATGTTCAGTTGTATCCGGTTCCACTGCTTCAGTCGTTGCCTGTTCATCTGCCATTGCGCCAGATGGCTGCGGTTTTTCTTCATCATCCTGTTTTCCTTCTTTTGTTACACGCTGCGGGATAGGGGCAGAGGAGCGACCGCAGGCAATATCCACGATTTCCGGATCAGGGTTGGCATGATCGGTTTCGGTCAGTACTTTGTTCAGATATTCGGTAACACGGTGGGGAGTAGCCTCGATACCAATTGGTGCTTCTTTCACGGACGCAACTACTATCGCGCGGGAATAATCCAGGTGACCAGGCATGGCGATGAATTTGTCACGAAAAACAGAAAAGGGCGGCTTATTCTCTGAAACGATTTCTTCAATGCGTTTGGCGTGTGCCGGATGTGGATTGTAAATATCGATGTCCATTGAACGGGCCAGAACGCCAGCGGCAACGTCACGTTCCACTGACGCATCATCGTGGACAAAACCTTCACCGCGATCGGTAAGAATTCCTCCGCCAGCATTAGCGCCGGACGGGGTGCGATTGATTTCAGATACGCAATTTCCCTTTGCCCACTCTTTTGTCAACAGCCCCTGATCAAGGTAGTCAGTCTTCATCCAGGTGGAAATGAACTTGTCGAATTCTGCCGGGCTGATACGGCGTGTTGTTGCGTGAGTGAATGCCTTTTCCACCGAATGCGCCAGTCTTCCAAGATGATGGTTTGTCAGCTTATCCAGCTCAGGATGCGAACGTACTGCAGTAAGCAGGCTCTGTATGTTTCCATCTTCCATATCCATTTCGATGCGGATCACGTCCTTGCGTTGTTCTGGTGTGGCGTGATGTTTGTATTTCTCGTCGAACTCCTGACCAAAGAAGTAGAGGTGCAGGAAGCGATGGGTAAGACTCAGGGTGGAGACGGGGATTTCACATTCAGGGCAGTCATCGTTGCTGTCCGGGGATTCGCTTTTATCTGCGTTCTCTGTCTGAGAGTCACTTTGTTCATCGCAGTCACGGCTGACACCTGTAACAGCTTCGCCGCTGGTATTGTCAGTGCTGGCTGGTTTGTCCTGAACTGAGGGGGAAGGCGCTATAAATATCATTGTGATGCCATCTTCTCCGCCTTTTTCATAGCGGTTGCAGAATTCGGTATCAAACACACCTTCAGGCGGCAGGTCATTAACAATGGGCAAATTCACGCGAACAGGTTTTTTGAAATCCTCTTCGTCAAATCCAGCATCGTCCATTGCGACAACACCCCGTGATATTGCAACCGATAATTTTTTTGCTGTGCGCCAGTAAAAACCGCCTTTAATCCCAAGGCGTTTTCTGACTTTGTCATTTTTGGCTTCGTAATACAGTGCAATTTCTTCTTTATCAGTGCTCATTGATAAACCTCATAACTATTTTAAGGTTGTACGAATCCCTGCCATTGCTGGCATACTTAATCAACGGGTATGGTGTTAATATGGCTGGCGGGTTATCCAGCCGGTATTTCGTTATTCAGGTACAGCGATACTTTGTTTAACGGGAGACATTCACCGGAAATTTTTTGCTCGTCTCTTGCCTGATGGCAGGATTCTTTACTGGCATAAATTCCGGTAATCACATTCTGTGATTCACCCGTTATAAGAAAAACCGTCATCACCAGTGCAAATGCTGAAGTCATTGACATTCTCCGAAAATACCAAGTTCAAGAAGGGCAATTCTGGAGAGTATGGAATTATCATTGAGAAGATAAGGCTCATATTTTCTCATCTTAATGGCATCTTCAGTAAACTCCCGGTTACTGAGCAGAATACCAATATCAAAACACCCTTCAGACGTATTAACGTTTGGTAGTGACGTTTCCATTATCGCGTCCTCAACAATGAATTTTGTTGATGCGGCGCCTGGTGCCTCCAGGTGACGTTAACCAGTTAACAATTAACGTCGGAATACAGAAGGATGCCCGTTGCGCCCCGTAAAATACCACTTTACGGTTTTAACTGTTCCGCGTGCGCATAGCCGCATTCACCGCATCACAAAATTCACTTTAAAAAGGGCGGACATCAGTCAGCAACAAACCGATGCCGCCAATGGGTACACCACGAGGTTGCACTGGCTACACAACCGGAAGCGCACGGTCGAAGAAATTTAACGACAAGACTTATATGCAAAGAAACCTCTCCGTGCGCTTTCGTGTTATGCCATGACTTTTCAGGGTACATTAACCTGTGGAAACCTGTTTTTACTGGCGCTAATCAGTTGGCGTTTCTGGCTAACCAGCGATGCGCGCCAGCTTCGGTTTTAAACGTTTTACTTTTGGTATACGTCATCGCGGTAAACGTGCCGTCCTGATTGGGGAAGACGCCGCACACCAGAGATTCGTTGTTGCCAAGATCGATAGTATCCATGTTGACCTCATTTCCCCTTAACGCCGGGGTAGCGGAACTGTTTGCTGAGAACACCGTGCGGTGTCTTGATGCAAGCAAGATTAGCCATGACTAACAATATGGTCAAGTATTTTTGTTTGTCATGGCTAACATTTTGGGCGACCAAAAAGATAACGCATTGATTGCGTTATCTTTTGTTTGTTCGTTGACGGGCTTTTAATAACTCTTCAAAGAGTTTGTTGAAATTTTTTACTCGGGCGCGCATCTCGGTGAGCTGAGCATCCTGTTCTGATTCAGGCAATGCATTAAAAAGCTCAAGGAGCTCATGTTCTTTGGGGGATAGAGCAACTGGCTCCTCAATAGGTGGTGATGGCTGCTTGTCTTCATCGCCAAATAGAATCCATGTTGGCGAGCACTGCAGTACTTTGCTGAGGGCAAAAAGATTCTTTCCTGTAGGTTCGCTATCATCCCGCTCCCATTGTGAAACCGATACGTGAGAAATTTTCAGGACTTTAGCAAGAGACCTTTGGGTGTATTTGAGGTTTTTTCGGCGATATCTAATGCGTTCGCCAATGGTTAAATTTTTTGTATCCATAGTTAGCTAATGCTAAATCTTATTGACTATGTTTTTGTTAACATCTATTTTGTTAGCCATGGCTAACAATTAAGGTGCTTTAAATGCTTAAAACTGACGCACTTTTGTATTTCGGTTCAAAAACAAAACTTGCACAAGCTGCTGGTATTCGTTTGGCTTCGCTTTATAGCTGGAAAGGGGAGCTAGTACCTGAAGGTCGCGCGATGCGCCTGCAAGAGGCATCCGGCGGGGAACTTCAGTACGACCCCAAAGTTTATGACGAATATCGTAAGGCAAAGCGGGCGGGGCGGTTGAACAATGAAAATCACCCCTGAACAGGTTTGTGAGGCTCTGGATGCCTGGGTGTGCCGACCAGGAATGACACAGGAACAGGCGACGATATTAATCACGGAAGCATTCTGGGCTCTGAAAGAACGCCCGAACATCGATGTTCAACGCATCACGTTTAATGATGGCGAGGTTGATCAACGGGCACTGGGCGTTAACCGGGTGAAGATATTCGAACGCTGGAAAGCTATCGACACCAGGGATAAGCGGAAAAAATTCACGGCGCTGATTCCGGCAATTATGGAGGCTATCCGAATTAGTGATTTCAGGTTGTATCGTGAGATCAGTGATGGAAAAAGCATTACGTACATGATCGCCGGATTAAACAAAGAATATGGCGATGTGGTGGAGTCCGGGCTGCTTTTTGCGGATCCATCTGTTGTGGAACGTGAGACTGACGAGCTTATAGAAAAAGCTATTGCTTTCAAGCATGCGTATCGTCAGCAGTATCAATATTACTTTGCAGATAAACAAATATCTGCCAGGGGTTCGTATGAGTATCGATGCACTACGATGGGCTAAAAAGGTGAAAACCGGCAGTTCATCCAGTAAGTCTGTATTGACCTGGCTTGCTGATATGTGCGGTGCCGATTTGTGTGCATACCCGTCTGTATCTGCACTGGCAGAAGTAACGGAACTGAACAAAAAGACTGTGCAGGACAGCTTACGACACCTGATGGAGATTGGGTTAATTGTTGATACCGGTGAGAGAAAAGGCAGAACAAAGCAAATTGTGGTGTACCGACTTATCGGTGTAGAAGAAAGTGTTGCCGAGCCTGAATACACCCAAAAACGGGTGTCTTTAAAGATGGGTAAAATTGGTGCTGTTAATAAAAACAGTACCGAAAACGGTTATGTTTCAGCACAAAAGAGCCCCAAAAACGGAACTCTTTGTTGCATGGAAAATAACCAAAGACACCCAAATTTTCCATCAAAGACACCCAAAAACGGATCACGGAACCCAAAGGAACCCAAAGATCTAAACCCCACACATAACGCACGCGAGAGTGCTCCGACCAGTGAGCAGGAAGTTTTGTCGTTACAGGCAGCCCCCCATGTATTCCTGGATGGCCTGAGCGAACCCATCGGAAAATTTCCGATGACCGATAGCTGGTATCCGTCACGGGATTTTCGACGACGGGCTGCGTTGTGGGGGATGGCTTTGCCGGAGACAGAATTTACACCTGCTGAACTTACCGCATTCCGGGACTACTGGGCAGCGGAGGGGAAAGTGTTTACGCAGATTCAGTGGGAGCAGAAATTCGCCCGTCACGTAAATCACGTCAGGGCGCAGGTTAAACCAGTCAGCAAGGGGGTAAACCATGCAGCAGCACCAGGTGGCACCGCATCGCGGGCAGTTCAGGAAATTCGGGCAGCACGTGAGCAGTGGGAACGTGAAAACGGATTTATCAGCGACGGAAACGGCCTGGAAGCTGTGGGAACTCATGGGGGAGGTTTATTCGAACCGCTGGACCCAGAAGAACGGGGCCGCACCTTCGAAGCTCTGGATTGCACAGATTGGCGCGATGACTGAGCAGCAAATCCGGCAGGTCTGCCGCCAGTGCATGGACCGCTGCCGGGCGGGTGAAACATGGCCTCCGGACCTAGCTGAGTTTGTGGCGCTGATTTCGGAAAGCGGGGCCAATCCATTTGGCCTGACGGTGGATGCTGTGATGGAGGAGTATCGTCGCTGGCGTAATGAGTCCTGGCGATATAACGGAAGCGACAAATATCCGTGGCCTCAGCCTGTGCTGTATCACATTTGCCTCGAGATGCGTTCAAAGGGGATTGAACGCCAGATGACCGAAGGGGAATTAAAACGGCTTGCAGAACGGCAGCTGACGAAATGGGCAAAGCATGTTAGTAACGGCCTGAGCGTTCCGCCAGTACGGCGACAACTGGCGGCACCAAAACGCCCGTTGGGACCAACGCCAATTGAGTTGCTGAAACAGGAGTATGAACGCCGGAAAGCGGCTGGTTTTGTCTGATTTGAGAAGTAATTTTTATCCGGAGGAAATTTTAATGGGAACCGTATTGCATGCACTGAAAGCGATGGGTAAAGCCAATTCTGTTGAACTGGCGGCGCGGCTTGATATCAGCCGTGAAGAAGTTCTCAACGAACTGTGGGAACTCAAAAAAAATGGCGTTGTTGATAAAACGGGTCACACCTGGTTTCTGGCTGGTGAAGGTGAATCCGGGGTAACCGAAGAGCAGCCAGCACAGTCTGAAGTACCGGATGTGCTGACCGGGGAGGTCGAACAAAAAGTTACCGCGGACATGATGATTGAGTTTATCTGTCAGGATGGGGCTAAAACGTGTGAGGAACTGGCGGATAAGTTCGGTGTTAGCATTCGCAAGGTTGCTTCCACGTTGGCGGTCGTAACAGCAACGGGGCGCCTGGCACGCGTAAATCAGAACGGTAAATTTCGTTACTGCATACCGGGCGCTGATTTACCGGCAGAGCCGGAAGCTGCATCCGTAGCGGAAACCGATGGTAAAGCCTTTCCTCAGCCAGCAGGTGTTGCGTTACCAGTCCGGGAAGCTGCAACACAGGAAGAAATAAAAACGGAAAGTGTGGCGGTCACAGTGCAGTCACAGCCGTCGTTCACCAGAAAGCATCCGGATGGGCTGATTTTACCATCGCTGCATGTGGCTAACCGCGAGCTGCGCCGGGCAAAAGGTCAGGTTCAGAAGTGGGAGCGAGTCTGCGCCGCGCTGCGGGAGCTGAACAAGTGCCGGGATATTCTCCGGGATATTACCGCCACCAGAGAACAGCAGCGGTGAGTGGGTGGAAGACGTGGTGTCGGGCTGAAATTCTGATACTCCGGCTGTGCGCGGGAACGATGACTGTCGAAAGTATCGGCAGTCTGATTGGTCGTAGCGAGGCAGCGGTCAGAGCGAAAGCCCGGGATAAGGGAATAAGCCTGATGCTGCAGGGTGATTTTCGCCTGTCAGCCAAATTACCGTATAAAGCGATGGACTGCCTGAAGCGAAACGGACTGATTGGCGCTGAGGATAGTTTACGATGACCTGGCCTGAGGCATTCGTAACGGTAGGAGTTGCAATGGCGGTAGCGCTGGTGGTTTATTCGATTTGCCGCTGGGGTTGACGTAATTACTAATCCGGGGCTATATTCACCGCACGGTCGAGTTGACCGTCGGGATTGAGACCCCGGATAGAAACCGCGACAGACACACGCCGCGAGCGTGTTTTTTATTGTCGTATGCACGCGCACATCTGAATTATGGTGGGGCGTATAGGGGAGCTGAAAAGCTCGCCGGTTGGTTTCCCGGTAGTCTCAACCCTGTACGTCTCACCACCCGACGATTGAGACCTGACGGTGGTGATAGTTTAGAAACCACCCTAGGGTGTCGTTATGACTACTCAAATCTCTGTTGAAACTCTTGTTGCTATTACTTACAACCAAATCCCTGTAATTACCACTGAGTTGTTGGCGCATCTTTATGGTGCAGACGTTAAGAATATTCAAAACAACTTTGCAAGGAATGTAGGGCGCTTTCAGATTGGAAAACACTTTTTTAAGATCGAAGGTGAAGAGTTACGTGAATTGAAGCACAGACCATCTTTAAGTGGGTCTGTGAAAATCGCCCGTAACGTTCGTTCCCTCATCCTCTGGACAGAACGCGGAGCAGCCCGTCATGCAAAAATGCTCGAAACCGATCAGGCGTGGGAAGTATTCGAAAAACTCGAAGACAGTTACTTCAACCAGTACGAGAAAGAGCGGACTATGGGAAAAATGAATATCGATTTTCACCTGGCGATCCGTGACGATAAAACCGCCTTCATCCGAAGTTATGCGCCTGGCGAGCTGGTGACGGTTGAAGAAGCCCTGGCTTTGCTTAAATCGCGCGGATGGCTGGTAATGCCACGAGATGAACTGGCCGGAAAATTAATGGAGCTTTAACCGATTGAGTTAACCTTGATATGGGAATTCCCATATCGGGAGAACATTACCATCGGGGATAAAATGATTTGCGGGGAAAGAAGAGTTAAGTAGAATTGCTGCGGGTGCTTGAGGCTGTCTGCCTCGGGCATGCCGCCGTAAGGCAGACAGAGAAAAGCCCCAGTTAACATTACGCGTCTTGCAGGACGCTTAACATTAATCTGAGGCCAATTTCATGCTTTGCACATGTAGGTTAGCCTCTTACGTGCCGAAAGGCAAGGAGAAGCAGGCTATGAAGCAGCAAAAGGCGATGTTAATCGCCCTGATTGTCATCTGTTTAACCGTCATAGTGACGGCACTGGTAACGAGGAAAGACCTCTGCGAGGTACGAATCCGAACCGGCCAGACGGAGGTCGCTGTCTTCACAGCTTACGAACCTGAGGAGTAAGAGACTTGGCGAGGGAGAAATCCCTCGCCACCTCTGATGTGTCAGGCATCCTCAACGCACCCGCACTTAACCTGCTTCGGCGGGTTTTGTTGTATTAGAATATCAGGATATTACCTGGATCCCGTTTTTCTCGACAACTGAAAGAAGCCGAAGAGCTGCACCTCCCGGGCGTTTCACTCCTCGTTCCCAGTCTGATATCAGGTTTTTACTGACGTTGAGGTATCTGGCAAAAACAGGTTGAGACAGATGCTCTCGTTCTCGCAGTGCACGGATCCTTTCTGGAGACATTACCGGCGCAGGCTGAAGACAAGTTTCATCGAATTCGCGCATAGTTTGTTTTGTGATTGCACCGATATCATGGAGTGACTCCATCATTTCATGTACAGATGCAAGTGCATCACTGCGGTAATTTTTACTCATTGGGTACCTCCGTGAACTGGCCTTGTTGAATCAATTGTGCCAGCTGTTCATCAGTAAGATTGAGGACATGGGGAGCGGCTTTTCGAAAAGCATTTTCCTCTATAGCAGTGATATTCTCTCGTTCATTCTTTGCGTATGCGTAGATGAAAAAGGCTTTTTCTGCAACGCGGTAAAAAATTATTGTCCGGTAACCGCCTGATTTTCCGCCACCACTTCGGGCTAATCTTTGTTTAATGACACCACTACCCAAATTTGCGGATATGATCCCCCTTATCGGCCTGCTCCACGATTTTGCGCAGCGATTTATCGGAAATCCGATGTTTTCGGGCGAAACGTTCAAACCAGGCGTTTTTGAAAATTCGCATACCTGCCTCTGCATTTTATATAACACATAGTGTTACACTATGTGGACTATGGAGGCAATCTTTATTTGAGAATGCTTGCTGATTTATCCGTGTTCAAAAAACAGACGTAATTCAGATTGTATAAACGGCAGACAGAAAAAGTCATTGTTCTTGCGCATAAAATCCTCAGATTTACTGAGTGAAATGCGTCTCTTTTCATGGTTATAGTCCGAGAGAAGCGATAATGCATTTCATTTCCTTTACGTCAGGAGGTGTTGTGAAAATCCCAGCCAGTTTGATCCCGGGGTTTTATGAGAGCACGCGCCCGGTTGTTGTTTACAGAAACAGTGATGGTTCTTTTCAATGTGGTTTTGTTATGCGAAGTAATGAGGTTGTTGTAAGCCTTTCTCTTCTTTCTGAGGTAAGAGAGTTGGCAGGACTACCTGTTGATGATATTCAGAAGCAGCTATAAAATCAGGCTGACTTGAACCGTCGCTGAGAAACACCGTGCCACCGGAGATCCCGATGGCGCACGATAGCAGATTGCACAATTCTGCCGCCCTTGCCAGTAGGCAAGGGCGGTGTTCGCACGTATTTAAAACCGACTGGTTCCAGCATCCCCCATGCACTGAAGAACAGGCCGAATGGCTGATCCAGTGTTACCGCAGGTGCGGATATGAGTTTGAGAAAGCCCTCAGCTTCGATCGTCGTCACTGGATAATCTCCGTCAGGCTCCCTTATTCCGAACGCCCACCGCGTCCGTCCCGCACATTCCAGCAGCGCATCTGGAGGTAACGTGCGGGTATTACTTCGACCTGTTCTGGTACCGGAACTCGGTCTGGTTATCGTTAAGCCAGGCCGTGAATCAATGTCAGTATTCCATAACGGCAGAATATTGGTGGAGCCGGAACCGAAAAACATGCGCGGTCTGCCGTCCGGAGTCGTTCCTGCCGTTCGCCAGCCGCTGGCAGAGGATAAAACATTACTGCCATTTTTCAGCGATGAGCGGGTTATTCGTGCAGCAGGTGGTGCAGGTGCACTGTCTGACTGGTTATTACGTCACGTGAAATCCTGCCAGTGGCCACACGGCGATTATCATCACAGCGAAACAGTCATTCACCGTTATGGTACCGGCGCGATGGTGTTGTGCTGGCACTGTGACAACCAGCTGCGCGACCAGACATCAGAATCACTCGATCAACTTGCTCAGCAGAATCTGGTTGCCTGGATGATTGATGTCATCCGTCACGCAATAAGCGGTACGCAGGAGAGGGAGTTATCGCTGGCCGAATTATCCTGGTGGGCGGCCTGCAATCAGGTGGTGGATGCACTACCTGAGGCAGTAGCGCGTCGTTCGCTGGGATTACCAGCGGAAAAAATCCGCTCCGTATACCGTGAGAGTGACATCGTACCGGGAGAACAGACAGCCATCAGCATACTGAAGCAGCGCACAAAAAATATTGCGCTGCCACTTCACGTCCACCAGCAACAAAATCCACCACAGAAAAAAACGGTTGTCAGTATCGCCGTTGATCCGGAGTCTCCTGAATCGTTCATGAGGCGGCCTAAACGTCGCCGTTGGGTTAATGAGAAATACACGCGCTGGGTAAAGACACAGCCGTGTGCGTGTTGTGGTAAGCCAGCTGACGATCCGCATCACCTGATTGGTCATGGTCAGGGGGGAGTGGGAACAAAGGCCCACGACATTTTCACGCTACCGTTGTGCCGGGAGCACCACAACGAACTTCATGCAGACCCGCTGAAGTTTGAGAAAAAGTACGGCTCTCAGATTGAGTTAATTTTTCGTTTTCTTGATCACGCCTTTGCGACTGGCGTGCTCGGGTAAAAGAGGTGACTGATGCTCATAGATTTGGTTTTACCTTACCCGCCGACGGTGAACACTTACTGGCGACGCCGTGGCAGCACATATTTTATCTCGGAGGAGGGAAAGCGTTATCGCCGGGCTGTGGCGCTTATTGTTCGCCAGCAGCGGCTGAAATTAAGCCTGTCCGGAAGGCTGGCGATAAAGGTGATTGCAGAGCCACCGGATAAGCGTCGTCGCGACCTGGACAACATTCTGAAAGCGCCGCTGGATGCGCTGACGCATGCGGGAGTGCTCATTGATGACGAGCAGTTTGATGAAATCAATATTGTACGTGGTCAGCCAGTATCTGGTGGACGGCTGGGTGTGAAGATTTACAAAATTGAGAGTGAGTGAGCGTAAATATGATATATCCGGAAATTACAGGCAAAAGCGGCGAACATTTACGCCTGAACACGCTGGAAGCAGTCTGGATCCAGGGGAAATTACGGATGTGGGGGCGGTGGTCGTATATAGGCGGGGGTAAATCCGGAAATATGTTTAACCGGTTACTGGTTTCGAAGAAGCTGACGAAAACAGCAGTTAATGAGGTTTTACGCAGAATGAAGAAATCCGGGCTGGATAAACCGGAACTTGAGGCATTTTTTCGGGATATGACCAGAGGGAAGCAGAAGAGCTGGTTGTCACATTGTACAGACACAGAGGCGTTGATTATTGATCGCGTTATCAGTGAGGTGCTTGGGGAATATCCCGGGCTAATCAATATTCTCCGGCAAAGGTACGAAGGACGAGGAATGAGCAAACTGAAAATGGCCGAAAGGTTAAATGCAGATCATCCTGAGTGGACGTTGGTTACGTGCAGACGCCGAATTGATCAATGGTTGGGGATATCTGAATTTATGTTACATGCCCCCATGCGTATGGCTTTTGTTACAGAGAAAAAAATGTTGCAAACTGATCAATAAACTGCTTCAATCCGTATAAGCTTCGCAAGGCTGTATCGCGAGGCGAAACGCAAGTTTTTTCGCACAAGGAAGCCACCGGAAGGTGGTTTTTTTGTGTCCGCGATATACAGCAGCGCAATAAATTCGCTGGTGGTTATTAATACCGTTCTTTCAGCTTGCTGGCTTTTTCGACAAGAGTTATTGGTGTGTCACGTTAACCGGAAAAGGGAAAAAGACATGCTGAAACAGCAGGATATGACCGAAACCGCCAGAGTGGTGTTTAATGAATTAAGCGTCACCGAACCGGCGACAGTCGGGGAGATTGCACAGAATACGTACCTTTCACGCGAACGCTGTCAGTTAATACTGACCCAGCTTGTTATGGCGGGTCTGGCAGACTATCAGTTCGGTTGTTACAGACGCCTTCAGTCATGAAGGCTTTTTTATTTGTGGTAAATGGGCGGCTGGTGGGTGTTAGGGGCACTCACCAGCCATCTGCTCATGCGTCCGGATCACAAGCAAACCTCAGGCCCACTGCTTTGCGCAAAAGCAGAATGAGCCTATCAGAGACAGGCTTAATGATCCATGTTTAACACTGTAAAAATATCCAGTTGTGAGTTAATCAACGCCGACTGCCTGGAATTTATCCGGTCGTTACCCGAAAATTCTGTTGACCTGATAGTCACGGACCCGCCGTACTTTAAAGTGAAGCCTGAGGGCTGGGATAACCAGTGGAAGGGCGACGATGATTACCTGAAATGGCTGGACCAGTGTCTTGCGCAGTTCTGGCGGGTGCTGAAACCTGCCGGAAGTCTTTACCTGTTCTGTGGCCATCGCCTGGCATCTGATATCGAAATCATGATGCGTGAACGCTTCAGTGTGCTGAACCATATTATCTGGGCGAAGCCGTCCGGACGCTGGAACGGGTGCAACAAGGAAAGCCTGAGGGCGTATTTCCCCGCCACAGAGCGCATTCTGTTCGCGGAACATTATCAGGGGCCGTATCGCCCGAAAGATGCCGGGTATGAGGCGAAGGGCAGGGCACTGAAACAGCATGTGATGGCTCCGCTGATTGCTTACTTTCGTGATGCGCGTGCTGCCCTGGGGATAACGGCAAAACAGATAGTGGATGCCACAGGAAAGAAAAACATGGTGTCGCACTGGTTCAGTGCCAGTCAGTGGCAGCTGCCGGACGAAAGCGATTATCTGAAATTACAGGCGCTGTTTGCCCGGGTGGCAGAAGAGAAGCATCAGCGGGGTGAACTGGAAAAGCCCCACCACCAGCTGCTGGAGACGTATACTTCACTGAACCGGCAGTATGCGGAACTGCAGAGTGAATATAAGCATCTGCGGCGGTATTTTGGCGTGACGGCGCAGGTGCCGTACACGGATGTGTGGACGCATAAACCGGTGCAGTACTATCCCGGGAAACATCCGTGCGAAAAACCGGCAGAAATGCTGCAGCAGATAATCAGCGCGAGCAGTCGTCCGGGGGACCTGGTTGCAGATTTTTTCATGGGGTCGGGTTCGACAGTCAAAGCCGCGATGGCGCTGGGGCGTCGTGCAACTGGCGTTGAGCTGGAGACTGAACGTTTTGAGCAGACGGTCAGGGAAGTTCAGGATTTAGTCAGTCAGAACGGATGATATTGCAGGATTAGTTACGTACCGTTATTATCCTGCGCCCGGCCCTTTAGCTCAGTGGTGAGAGCGAGCGACTCATAATCGCCAGGTCGCTGGTTCAAATCCAGCAAGGGCCACCATATCACATACCGCCATTAGCTCATCGGGATAGAGCGCCAGCCTTCGAAGCTGGCTGCGCGGGGTTCGAGTCCTCGATGGCGGTCCATTATCGGTATTCAGCGTTGTTAGCTCAGCCGGACAGAGCAATTGCCTTCTAAGCAATCGGTCACTGGTTCGAATCCAGTACAACGCGCCACACTTATTTTCCCGGGCTCGCTTTTGCGGGATTTTTTTGTGTCGTGACCAGGACATGACTCTTTCTGGAAGGAGGTATAGAATGTTTATTTTTCAGTCGCTTCCGGAGGTCCGTTCGGTGATTACGTATAGTGATATTCAACATGCATATGATGAGATGAGAAGGCATAACGCGCGTGTTCATGATTCCCTGAGGCGGGAAGTTAAACTTCTGAAGAAGTGTTATGCGTGTTCGCTTAGTGGTGAAAGCTCTGCGCTGGATATGGAGCGATTGGTCAGGATCGAGCGGATGACCGAGAGCGGAAGGTATGAGGAATGTTCACCCTCATGTCTTGGGATGAATAAGGATGGTGTGATTGAGTTCAGAATATGTACATTAATTAATGAAACTCCGACGGGAAATATGTTTGTGCCAGCATATATAACTATGGAGTATTGCGATGACCTTATAAAAATAGGGATGTCGCTTTCCAACTTCAGAAGTGATAAACGAGCTGAGTTATATGTTTCCAAAGGTGAAGAGGCTGAACGATACGTAGAAGCGTCTGAATATATTAAGAGCATGATGATTCGCTTCATTGCGGATCAGAAGTTCTCAGGATAATAGTTATTTTTTGATGTTATGGCTCGCTTTTGCGGGCCTTTTTTGTATCCGCGCCACGCCCGGCGCATATCAACCACAGAGCCTTTCGGGGGTGAGCTTACGGAGTGGTCAGTGTGACTTTCTCTGTGGGCAGATCGCTCCCGGGCGTTGGCTCACCCACCCAAAGGAACGTCACGATGTTTGGTATTTTCAAAAAGAAAACCCGCAGAGCAGCAGCGGAAATTAAAAAGTTTGAGAAACGTGATCTGGCACAGGCGGTTATTAATGCTGCCTATCTGGTGGCCTATGCAGATGGTGAATGTGAGGCTTCAGAGAAAGCGAAGATCGAGCAGGTCTTGCGTAACCAGCCTGCGTTGTCCGCGTTTACGTCAGAAATTAATGCCATCAGTGCCACGATCACAGGTCAGCTTGACACCAACTTTAAAATTGGTCGTCGAGCGGCGTTGCGTGAAATTGAAGATGTGAAACACGATACGCGTGAAGCGGAAGATGTGCTGGATGTGGCGGTGGCCATTGCTGAAGCAGATGGTGAAATTGAGCCGGAAGAGCGTAAGGTTCTGGAAGAGATCGCCGGTGTTCTTGGCCTGCGACTGGAGAACCACCTGTGACGGTAAAACTGCGTCTGGCCGCTGTGGCACTCCTGCTGTTTCTGGTGGTGATGGTGGACTTCACCAGCAGGATCATGTCGGTGCTGGCGGATGGAGTGCTGGTGGTCGGTATTGTGGTGGTGCTTTTTCCTTTGGTGAAAAAGGAGATGTCAGGTAGTTAGCCGGGTATCAGTCATGCCCTGAAAATTTTAAATGTCTCACAATTCAGACGGTTGACAGTTGTCTGGTTTGCGGGGAGTTTGTTAAAAGAAACTGGCATGGTGAATCCCCCTGAGCGGAGGGGCATATCAGCGCAGGTGTTTCTACTCTATCCTTTCTGTGCGGGTTCAGGTGCTGATACTGAACTCACCGGGAGGCACCCGGCACCATGCATATGGCTAACAGACACGTAGCGAAGCCCCTCTCCGGAGGGGCTTTTTTTATGGGCAAAAAAAGCCCGCGCTGGGAGACGCGGGCGGCAAGGAATAAACAACAAAACGTGAAGTAATATTTCAGCTGGCGAATAATACCCCATGGTAATCACTCTGCGCAACTGCGCGGCCTTTTTCGAATTGCGGGCTGTAAGTCTCCCTTCTGCCATTGTCCTGTAACTTCCGGACTTCAGCCCGCTCTTTATCTGATTCAGTACACTATCCCGGCCGGGAGGATTCATGACATTTAAACATTACGATGTGGTCAGGGCGGCATCGCCGTCAGACCTTGCTGATGCACTTGCGCAAAAAATTCGTGAAGGATGGCAACCATACGGTGGGCCGTTTTCTTCGTATACGGATGATGGCGCAGCACTTATTCAGGCGATTGTCGCAGAAGGTGATGTGAGCACACCTGTTGTGGTGAAGCCGACAGGTGGAGAAGGTGCAGTAATCAGTGCCACCAGCGACCCGGAGTATTACTTTGTTGTGGTTCTGGCAGGGCAGTCAAACGGCATGTCGTATGGTGAAGGTCTTCCGCTGCCGGAGACATATGACCGTCCGGAGCCGCGTATTAAGCAGTTGGCGCGTCGCAGTACGGTGACACCGGGTGGTGCAGCATGCAGATATAACGACATCATTCCGGCGGACCATTGTCTGCATGATGTGCAGGACATGAGCCGCCTTAACCATCCGAAAGCGGATCTGTCAAAGGGGCAGTACGGAACCGTGGGGCAGGGGCTGCATATCGCCAAAAAACTGCTGCCGTTTATACCGGCGAATGCGGGCATTCTGCTGGTACCTTGCTGCCGTGGTGGCTCTGCGTTCACCACCGGAGCCGATGGCACATACAGTGATGCGAGTGGTGCCTCGGAGAATTCAACCCGCTGGGGTGTGGACAAGCCGCTGTATAAGGACCTTATCGGTCGAACAAAAGCAGCACTGAAGAAGAACCCGAAAAATGTGCTGTTTGCCGTGGTGTGGATGCAGGGGGAATTTGATTTTGGCGGCACGCCCGGAAATCACGCAGCACAGTTTGGTGCGCTGGTTGATAAATTCCGTGCAGACCTGACGGATATGGCAGGCCAGTGCGTTGGTGGCTCTGCTGGCGGTGTTCCCTGGATATGCGGGGACACGACGTATTTCTGGAAGCAGAAGAACGAATCCACGTACCAGACGGTGTACGGCAGCTATAAAAACAAAACGGAAAAGAATATCCATTTCGTACCGTTCATGACGGATGAGAACGGGGTGAATGTGCCGACGAACAAACCGGAAGAAGACCCGGACATTCCGGGTATCGGGTATTACGGTTCGAAATGGCGTGACAGCTCAGTCACCTGGACGTCACAGGACAGGGCCAGCCATTTCAGTTCCTGGGCACGTCGTGGGATTATTTCCGACCGTCTGGCAACGGCGATTCTTGTTCATGCCGGGAGAACAGCTGAATTCATTACCGGAAAACAGCCTGATACAGTGAAACCGGGTAAGCCTGCGGGTGAAGGTCCGGAGAGAGAGCCGGAAGCCCCGGTCAGTAACCGAACTCTGATGAGTCTGCTGGCGTCCGGCGAAGACCTTGCATCACAGGGCTGGCGCTATTATCACAAACCGGAGAGAGGAGGCAGTGTTGATAAAAACATTACTGAGACCGTGGTCAGTGATGAGGGTGCCACTGGTGGTAAGGCCCTGCAACTGAACAAACCGGAAAACCACATCTGGTTTCTGGAGCATGATGCAGTCGGGCAGGGGGCAGAGTTGCTGAAGAAAGGCGGACGTGTAAGCGTGCGGTTTAAGGTACCGGGCTCACTGGTACAGAATCGGTTTGCCCTGGGTATTTACTGGCAGTTGTCGTCCCTGCCGGAGGGGGTGACGCTGGCAGAGGAAGGCAACGACATACTGATGTCCTTCTTCCTGCAGACGGATGCGACGAACCTGAACGCGATGTACCACAAGAAGCAGAATGCGAAGCTGGATACGTTCGGGGTCTTTGATAACGGATGGCACACACTGGCTTTTGAGTTTGCCGGAAACAACAGCATTCAGGTGACACCTGTACTGGATGAGAAACGGGGAGCGCCGTTCACACTGGTGAAGTCACCGGCATCGGCGGCGGCTGACAAACTGCAACTGACCGACGTATCAAAGGTGGCGACGTATACGCTGCTGATTGACAGTGTGAAGGTGGAAGTGAACAGCACAGACACTGCGGCATGATAAAAAAAGCCGCCAGTTACCGCAGGCGACTGGCGGGGTGAGCTCTATGGACACTCCAGAGAAACATTTTGGTACATGAACATTTTTAAATTAAAAATATTCTTATTGTCAATATGTGTCAGCGGTATTTTCGGGGCAAAAAATCCACCAGTAAGCACAGGGCGAAATGCGTCATGCTTCTGGTGGAAATAGTACGGCTGTGAGGTTTTATTGTCATACTTGTAATTTTTCTGTGCAAAAACGATTCTGAATGTCAATACCGTTGATAAGGAATTGTTGAGCACACAGAGTAACTGCACGAGGCTGTCAGTGGAGCACTGGCGGCCTTTTTTATGTTGTGAGCTTCCGGATTGCGGGATTGCGGGGGACGGGGTATGTACCAGATGGAAAAAATCACAACAGGTGTGTCATACACCACGTCAGCGGTGGGAACGGGCTACTGGTTCCTGCAGTTGCTGGACAGGGTTTCCCCGTCTCAGTGGGCGGCAATTGGTGTGCTGGGAAGTCTGTTTTTCGGGCTGCTGACGTACCTGACGAACCTGTATTTCAAAATCAAAGAGGACCGGCGTAAGGCCGCTCGGGGAGAGTAAATAATGAACCATGAAGAAATGAATCAGCGCTTCAGTCGCCTGGAAAATGAAATTGCTGAACTGAATAAAAAACTGTCGGCGCTGATGCCTTCTGAAGATGAAAAAAAACGCCGCGATGAGCAGTTTGCTGCGTTTGACGATTATTGTCGGAAAGTGATGAGCAGAAATCTCGCAGAGTGTTTCAGTATTCATAATGATAATTTCAGTGACCTGGAATGGGAGTGTAACCGGCCATCCTTTGTTGTATCCGGTGATGCTGGGAAAATAACCATCTCAGAAAATGGGAAAGTAACACCGCCATCGCACCAGCACAGTGAGGAGCTCATTGAATTTGCCATTGATTACCTGAAGAACAATAAAAAGCAGGGGCTGATGAAGTGCATTGGTCGTTGCATGGGATATCTGCAGGTAGCTGCTGAGATTGAAGCGCTGGCCAGTGGTGCTGATAAGGATGCAATTGTGCGGGAGGCTCTTCTTCGTGATTTTAATACTCCACCCTTTAAAAAAGTGCCGGCTTACTGGCTTCATCCGGGGCTGACTTATCTTAAAGTGCGTATTTAGTGGGCCAGGGACAGCGGCTGAATATTTAATATATCCATGAACACCAAAATCAAATACGGCCTGTCGGCTGCCGTTCTGGCGCTGATTGCCGCTGGTGCGCCTGCGCCTGACATTCTCGACCAGTTTCTGGATGAAAAGGAAGGCAACCACACCACAGCATACCGTGATGGTGCGGGTATCTGGACCATCTGCCGAGGTGCCATCATGGTGGATGGTAAGCCTGTGATTCCTGGCATGAAGCTGTCGAAGGAAAAATGCGACTGGGTTAACACTATCGAACGGGATAAGGCGCTGGCGTGGGTGGAGAAAAACATCAGAGTGCCACTGACCGAACCCCAGAAAGCGGGGATCGCGTCATTCTGTCCGTACAACATTGGTCCCGGTAAGTGTTTCCCGTCGACGTTTTACAGACGAATTAATGCTGGTGATCGAAAAGGTGCCTGCGAAGCGATTCGCTGGTGGATTAAGGACGGTGGCAGAGACTGCCGTATTCGTTCAAACAACTGTTACGGTCAGGTATCCCGTCGTGACCAGGAGAGCGCGCTGGCGTGCTGGGGTATCGACAGATAAGCAGAATATTTTGCTGAAAAATGAGGAATGGCCACGCGGGCGGATAACACGAAATCCTGCGAACTGGCGAAACGTAAGTGAATAAAAGTAAAAACCCCGTTTGTTGGCACCAAGCGAGGTTTTGTGTTTCTGACCTTGAGTAAGGCAAGGGAGAACATGGCGAAGTATAAACGAATTCTGTTGAGGTTGACTATGAAAAATGACCTTGAACTGAAAGCGCCTGTAACTGATGACATCAGCAGAGCACTGGCTTTTGCCATTAAGTGGGTGGCGGTCGGTGTTGCTGTGTCCCCGATGCTGTATGGGCTGGCAAAACTGGTCATTGCGTTGAAATCGTGAAGGGAGGATTAAGCATGTCAGACAAACTCATAACGCTGGCGAAGATCCTCTGTGTAATTGTCGGCATTTCATTTTCACTAATGCTGGTTGCTCTTTTTCTTTCCATGGCCTGGATGATGTTGTCTTCGTCGGGGTTGCTGGGGTGAACATAAACCGAATGCTTTCCGCGTTTATCGTTATTCTGCTGGTGGCCTGTGGTGCGCTGTGGATGGCAACAGACCATTACCGTGATAACGCGATTACCTACAAAGCGCAGCGCGATAACAAAGCCAGTGAACTGAAGCTGGCGAACGCAACCATTACTGATATGCAGGTGCGCCAGCGCGATGTTGCTGCGCTCGATGCAAAATACTCGAGGGAATTAGCCGATGCGAGAGCTGAAAATGAAACTCTTCGCGCTGACGTTGCCGCTGGTCGTAAGCGCCTGCGGATCAACGCCACCTGTCCAGGCTCCGTGCGTGAAGCCCCCACCACCTCCGGCGTGGATAATGCAACCGGCCCCCAACTGGCAGACACCGTTACACGGGATTATTTCACCCTCAGAGAGCGGCTGATGACGATGCACAAGCAACTGGAAGGGGCACAGGACTATATCCGCACTCAGTGCCTGAAATAAGTTTTGTTGATGCGCCGTATCGTCGCTATATTCCCTCATTAACAGAGACCGCAGCCCGACAGGGAGACTCCTCTGCGCGAGTGTGCGGGGATAATTAAAAACGATGCACACCGGGTTTTTACCGCGTTAATGATTCGCGGGTTTATCCCGGTGCGATGGTGGAAGAAACAGGAAGCTGTATTACAGAAAGTGCTACTACTGTATCCCGATGCGATGTATGTAATGTGAGTCAGATAATGGCACAGGATGTGGTGATGTGGCAGTCTGGAACACAGGATATATTGTCAGAATAAGACCCGTAGGAATAAAAATGAAAAGACGCCTTTTACTACTTTTTCTGTTATCTGTCCTGGCAGTGGGATGCTCGCAGCAAAAAGCTGATGAGCCCCGGCAATTAGTGACGGTGTATCCACGATATCCGGAATATGCTGCAGCAAATTATATCAAGGGGCTGGTTGAGGTTAAGTTCGATATTGGTGCTGATGGGACTGTGACACGGATCGTTTTTCTCCGCTCAGAGCCTCATAATTTGTTTCGTGATGAAGTGGTGAAGGCCATGGCGAAATGGCGATTTGAAAAGAATCGCCCCTGTCAGGGAGTGAAGAGACAATTTATCTTTACGCCGTCACGTCCCTGATGCTTCCAGGTAGAGAGGGGCTGGAAGCAGGAGAAAAATGAAAGAGCCAGCGGTTATATTTTTGTCATGGCTGACGAGGAATGATGGAAGAAGGCGTTGTATGCCACACAACGCCTCACTGTTCATTTCTTCTTTTTCTCTGGTGGAACCCGATGAATAAGAGTTGCACTGGTTTCCGATGAGATGGCGATATACTCGGGCAAAGTATGCTGGCAGTTTTCCAACTGGTCAAAAATACCTGCTCTCGTCTGTTGCAATGCCTGCAGCATGCGGCGGCAATGCGCCTTGCTTTTACTAACCATCTTTCCTTCCTCTATCAGTCGCTGCGTGAACTCATCATGTAATACCAGGTAAATGCGGATGTTATCGGTTTTGGCTACGCAGCATAGTACAAAACGGACAGGTGCATCCCGGGACGGGGGAGGCGTCACATGTCCCTGTGATGGTTGTTCCGGGTAATGCACTGTGTGGGGCATAAAAATGTCCGATAATTTTACTTTCTACCGCAGTTAGTTGATTCGTTGGTCCTGGTAGCACATTGGGCGAGGATTTAAATGCCAGGCAACTGAAGGATGATGTTGCAAGGGAGATAGCGAGAATATTTCTGATTTTCATTTGATGATGCCTCTGTGTGAAATGACGGTAAACGACGCACTTGTGCCGGCACATAATAGCAAGCACCATAATAGATCAGATTCGATTCTTGCTGTAAGTGATAATCATTCTCGTTTTTGGGTCCTTTCCGTCGATCCAACAGGTTACGGGGCGGCGACCTCGCGGGTTTTCACTATTTATGAAAATTTTTCGGGAAAAAGCAGATCCGTTCTTCTTCTTTTTAACTGATTGATTATCAATAGAATATTGAAAATATAAAAGGATCTAACAAAGGCTGTTTTTGTCCGAAAATGCCATTTTCAGATCCTTTCTGGTTTCCAGAGGAGTGTATGAACGTCAATAAGAAAAAATTGGCCGATATTTTTGGCGTTGATGTCAGGACCATCACCGCCTGGCAGAGTCAGGGGTTACCACTAGTTTCTGGTGGAGGGAAAGGGACTGAATCAGTTTTTGATACAACTGCTGCCATTCAGTGGTATGCGCAGCGCGAAGCTGATATTGAAAACGAAAAACTCCGTAAAGAGGTCGAGGATTTGAGGGCTGCCAGCGAATCAGACCTTCAGCCCGGCACCATTGATTACGAACGTTACCGACTGACGAAGGCACAGGCAGATGCACAGGAACTGAAAAATGCCCGCGACAGTGGGCAGGTCATTGATACAGGGTTTTGCCTTTTTGCTCTGGGAAGACTGGCACAGGAGATCTCTGCCATTCTTGACTCCATTCCATTGTCCATGCAGAGACAGTTTCCGGCACTGACGCCCGCTATGCTTGATTTCCTGAAAACCGATATAGCAAAGGCGGCAAACCGATGCGCATCAACGGCAGAGAAGTTACCGGAGATGCTGGATGAATACCTCAGAGAAGCAGCTAAATAACTTTGCTGTTGTTTGTGGAGTGGCACTTCGTGGGCTTTTACGCCCACTGCCTGTAACCACCGTTGAATGGGCCGATCAAAATTATTATTTGCCCCCGGAGTCCTCTTATCTTGCCGGGCGGTGGAAGACGTTGCCCTTTCAGGTGGCAATAATGAACTGCATGGGTAATGACCGGATCCGCACAATTAATCTTATAAAATCAGCTCGAGTCGGTTACACCAAAATGCTGATGGGCGTTATTGGTTACTTTATTGAGCATAAAAACCGTAACAGTCTTCTGTTTCAGCCTACGGATTCTGTCGCTGAAGATTTTATGAAGTCTCATGTGGAGTCAACATTACGGGATGTTCCCTGTCTGAAAATTCTTTCCCCCTGGCTGGGGCGTAAGCACCGGGATAACACACTGACATTAAAAAGATTCACGTCCCGTGTGGGGTTCTGGTGCCTGGGTGGTGCTGCCGCCAAAAACTACCGTGAAAAATCAGTGGATGTGGTCTGCTATGACGAACTTTCCTCATTCGAGCCGGATGTCGAAAAAGAGGGCTCGCCAACCCTGCTGGGGGATAAGCGTATTGAGGGCTCGGTATGGCCAAAATCCATTCGCGGCTCGACGCCAAAAATAAAAGGCTCCTGCCAGATCGAAAAAGCGGCCAACGAGTCGGCACATTTCATGCGTTTTTATGTGCCCTGCCCGCACTGTGGGGAGGAGCAGTATCTGAAATTTGGCGATGAGTCCACGCCTTTTGGGCTTAAATGGGAGAAGGACAGTCCCGAAAGTGTTTTCTACCTCTGTGAACATCATGGCTGCGTGATCCATCAGTCTGAACTGGACCAGAGCAACGGGCGGTGGATCTGTGAAAACACGGGGATGTGGACCCGTGACGGTCTGACGTTTTTCAGCGCTGCGGGTAATGAAATTCCGCCGCCGCGCTCCATCACATTCCATATCTGGACGGCGTACAGTCCGTTCACCACCTGGGTACAGATAGTCTATTACTGGCTGGATGCACTGAAAGATCCCAACGGCCTGAAAACTTTTGTGAACACCACGCTGGGCGAGACCTGGGAAGAGGCCGTGGGCGAAAAACTCGATCACCAGGTACTGATGGATAAGGTTGTGCGTTACACGGCGGCGGTGCCTGTCCGGGTGGTTTATCTGACGGCGGGCATTGACTCGCAGCGAAACCGTTTTGAGATGTATGTCTGGGGATGGGCTCCGGGAGAGGAAGCTTTTCTGGTGGATAAAATCATCATTATGGGGCGTCCCGATGAGGAAGAGACGCTGTTACGTGTGGATGCGGCGATCAACAAAAAATACTGCCATGCAGATGGAACCGAAATGACCATTTCCCGTGTCTGCTGGGACACCGGGGGGATCGATGGTGAAATTGTTTATCAGAGATCAAAAAAACACGGTGTTTTCCGGGTGCTGCCGGTAAAAGGCGCGTCTGTCTATGGCAAGCCGGTGATCACCATGCCAAAAACCCGCAATCAGCGGGGCGTGTATCTGTGTGAAGTGGGGACGGACACCGCAAAAGAAATTCTCTATGCCCGTATGAAAGCCGATCCCACGCCTGTGGATGAAGCCACGTCGTATGCCATCCGTTTTCCTGATGATCCGGAGATTTTTTCGCAGACAGAGGCGCAGCAACTGGTCGCGGAAGAGCTTGTGGAGAAGTGGGAAAAAGGAAAGATGCGTCTGCTGTGGGATAACAAAAAGCGGCGTAACGAAGCGCTGGACTGCCTGGTGTATGCCTACGCGGCATTACGTGTGTCCGTGCAACGCTGGCAGCTTGATCTGGCTGTACTGGCAAAATCCCGGGAAGAAGAGACGACCCGGCCAACCCTGAAAGAACTGGCAGCGAAGCTGTCCGGAGGAGTGAATGGTTACAGTCGCTGAACTGCAGGCGCTGCGTCAGGCGCGCCTTGATTTATTAACCGGTAAACGGGTGGTGTCTGTCCAGAAAGATGGTCGCAGAATTGAATATACGGCGGCTTCTCTGGATGAGCTTAACCGGGCGATCAATGATGCGGAGTCGGTACTGGGGACAACCCGGCGTCGCCGTCGTCCGCTGGGAGTGAGGTTATGAAACGAACGCCTGTCCTGATTGATGTGAACGGCGTTCCGCTTCGTGAGAGTCTCAGCTACAACGGGGGCGGTGCAGGATTTGGCGGGCAAATGGCTGAGTGGTTGCCACCGGCGCAGAGTGCCGATGCGGCCCTGCTGCCCGCGTTGCGTCTGGGGAATGCCCGGGCAGATGATCTGGTGCGCAATAACGGAATAGCGGCTAATGCGGTGGCTCTGCATAAGGATCACATTGTCGGGCATATGTTTCTGATCAGCTACCGTCCGAACTGGCGCTGGCTGGGGATGCGGGAGACCGCGGCAAAAAGCTTTGTCGATGAGGTGGAGGCGGCCTGGTCGGAATACGCCGAAGGGATGTTTGGCGAGATCGACGTGGAAGGAAAACGCACGTTCACGGAATTTATCCGTGAAGGTGTGGGCGTTCATGCGTTTAACGGCGAAATCTTTGTGCAGCCGGTCTGGGATACGGAAACCACGCAGTTATTCCGTACGCGTTTTAAAGCCGTGAGTCCGAAACGGGTGGACACGCCTGGACACGGTATGGGGAACCGTTTTCTGCGGGCCGGTGTGGAGGTCGATCGATATGGCCGTGCCGTTGCGTACCATATCTGTGAGGATGATTTTCCGTTCTCCGGGAGTGGACGATGGGAACGGATCCCGCGTGAACTTCCCACCGGGCGTCCGGCCATGCTGCATATTTTCGAGCCGGTGGAGGACGGGCAGACCCGTGGAGCCAATCAGTTTTACAGCGTCATGGAACGGCTGAAGATGCTGGATACGCTGCAGAACACGCAGCTGCAGAGCGCCATTGTGAAGGCGATGTATGCAGCGACGATTGAAAGTGAACTTGATACCGAAAAGGCCTTTGAATATATCGCGGGGGCACCGCAGGGTCAGCAGGATAATCCGCTTATTAATATTCTGGAGAAGTTCTCCAGTTGGTATGACACGAATCATGTGACGCTGGGCGGTGTCAAAATTCCGCACCTTTTCCCCGGGGATGATCTGAAACTGCAGACCGCACAGGATTCAGACAATGGATTTTCGGCACTTGAACAGGCGCTGCTGCGGTATATCGCCGCCGGTCTTGGCGTTTCCTACGAACAGTTGTCCCGTGATTACTCGAAGGTCAGTTATTCAAGTGCCCGCGCCTCCGCCAATGAGTCGTGGCGCTATTTTATGGGACGACGAAAATTTATTGCGGCCCGGCTGGCCACGCAGATGTTTTCCTGCTGGCTGGAAGAGGCACTTCTTCGGGGGATTATTCGTCCGCCACGGGCGCGTTTTGATTTTTATCAGGCGCGTTCAGCCTGGTCACGGGCAGAGTGGATTGGAGCCGGAAGAATGGTCATTGACGGGCTCAAGGAGGTCCAGGAATCAGTGATGCGCATTGAGGCCGGACTGAGCACGTATGAGAAAGAGCTGGCGCTGATGGGTGAGGATTATCAGGACATTTTCCGCCAGCAGGTCAGGGAATCCGCAGAGCGGGAAAAAGCCGGACTCTCACGTCCGGTGTGGATAGCGCAGGCGTATCAGCAGCAGATAGCGGAGAGCCGCAGGCCGGAAGAGGAGACAACACCACGTGAGACGTAATCTTTCACACATTATTGCCGCAGCATTCAATGAACCGCTGCTTCTGGAGCCCGCCTATGCGCGGGTTTTCTTTTGCGCGCTCGGGCGCGAGATGGGGGCAGCAAGTCTTTCGTTACCACAACAGCAGGTACAGCTTGATGCTCCCGGGATGCTGGCTGAAACGGACGAGTACATGGCCGGAGGTAAACGACCGGCCCGTGTTTACCGGGTGGTGAACGGTATTGCGGTACTGCCGGTGACCGGCACGCTGGTGCACCGGCTGGGTGGTATGCGGCCATTTTCCGGAATGACAGGCTATGACGGCATTGTTGCCTGTCTTCAGCAGGCAATGGCGGACACCTCTGTCCGGGGCGTACTGCTGGATATTGACAGTCCGGGCGGGCAGGCCGCCGGTGCGTTTGACTGCGCTGACATGATTTACCGCCTCCGGCAGCAGAAGCCGGTCTGGGCACTGTGTAATGACACGGCCTGTTCTGCGGCCATGCTGCTGGCGTCGGCCTGCTCCCGACGGCTGGTTACCCAGACATCCCGTATCGGCTCCATTGGCGTGATGATGGGCCATGTCAGCTATGCCGGTCATCTGGCGCAGGCCGGAGTGGATATCACGCTGATTTATGCCGGGGCGCATAAGGTGGATGGCAATCAGTTTGAAGCGTTGCCGTCAGAGGTTCGCCAGGACATGCAGCAGCGGATTGATGCGGCGCACCGGATGTTTGCCGAAAAAGTGGCGATGTATACGGGGCTGTCTGTGGAAGCTGTCACGGGGACAGAGGCTGCCGTTTTTGAAGGTCAGTCCGGTATTGAGGCCGGGCTGGCGGATGAATTAATCAATGCGTCGGATGCCATCAGCGTGATGGCTGCGGCGCTGAACACACATGATACAGGAGGCACTATGCCGCAATTAACTGCAACGGAAGCCGCCGCGCAGGAGAACCAGCGAGTGATGGGGATCCTGACATGCCAGGAAGCGAAAGGACGTGAACAGCTTGCCACGATGCTGGCAGGACAACAGGGCATGAGCGTTGAACAGGCCCGGGCGATTCTGGCCGCGGCAGCACCGCAGCAGCCGGTGGCATCCGCGCAGAGTGAAGCCGATCGCATTATGGCGTGTGAAGAAGCGAAAGGTCGTGAACAACTGGCGGCAACGCTGGCGGCGATGCCGGATATGACGGTGGAAAAAGCCCGCCCGATCCTGGCGGCTTCACCGCAGGCGGATGCCGGACCCTCACTCCGTGATCAGATTATGGCTCTGGATGAGGCAAAAGGGGCTGAGGCGCAGGCTGAAAAACTGGCGGCGTTTCCCGGAATGACGGTGGAGGCTGCCCGCGACATTCTGTCCTCATCGCCGGATAAAGCAGAACCGGTTTCTGCATCCACAACCGCCATGTTTGAACGCATCATGGCGAACCATTCACCGGCAGCCGTGCAGGGTGGCGTGTCACAGACGTCGGCAGACGGTGATGCGGACGTGAAAATGCTCATGGCCATGCCATGAAGTCAGTGCTGACCATCAATATGAGGTTTTTACAATATGGTAACGAAAACCATCACTGAACAACGTGCAGAAGTACGTATTTTTGCCGGTAATGATCCGGCTCATACCGCCACAGGCAGCAGCGGGATTTCTCAGGCAACACCGGCACTGACGCCCCTGATGCTGGATGAAGCCAGCGGGAAACTGGTGGTCTGGGACGGACAGAAAGCCGGTAGTGCGGCTGGCATACTGGTACTGCCGCTTGAAGGCACAGAGACGGTGCTGACGTATTACAAGTCGGGGACCTTTGCGACGGAGGCAATCCGCTGGCCTGAAAGTGTGGATGAACACAAAAAGGCCAACGCCTTTGCTGGCACAGCCCTGAGTCACGCGGCGCTGCCATAACACGTTATCAGGCCACCGCGTTGGCCTGACTGATTTCTGAATGAAAGGAACTGATTTATGGGATTGTTTACGACCCGCCAGTTACTCGGTTATACCGAACAAAAAGTGAAATTTCGTGCGCTGTTTCTGGAACTGTTTTTCCACCGTACGGTGAATTTCCACACCGAAGAGGTGATGCTGGACAAAATTACCGGAAAAACGCCGGTGGCAGCCTATGTCTCCCCGGTTGTTGAAGGAAAAGTGCTGCGTCATCGTGGTGGTGAAACCCGCGTGTTACGTCCGGGCTACGTCAAGCCGAAACACGAATTTAATTACCAGCAGGCGGTGGAGCGCCTTCCCGGTGAAGATCCGGCGCAGCTGAACGACCCGGCCTACCGTCGTCTGCGTATCATCACCGATAACCTCAAACAGGAAGAGCACGCCATTGTCCAGGTGGAAGAAATGCAGGCGGTGAATGCCGTACTGTATGGCAAATACACCATGGAAGGAGACCAGTTCGAGAAAATTGAGGTTGATTTTGGCAGATCGACGAAGAATAACATCATACAGGGTAGCGGTAAGGAGTGGTCAAAACAGGACCGTGACACGTTCGACCCGACATATGATATCGACCTTTTCTGTGATCAGGCCAGCGGTCTTGTGAATATTGCCATCATGGACGGTACCGTCTGGCGTCTGCTGAATGGCTTTAAGCTGTTCCGCGAAAAACTGGATACCCGTCGCGGCTCAAATTCACAACTCGAAACGGCAGTGAAAGACCTGGGGTCGGTGGTATCTTTCAAGGGGTATTACGGCGATCTGGCCATTGTGGTGGCGAAAACATCTTATGTGGCAGAGGACGGTACCGAAAAACGTTATCTTCCAGATGGCACGCTGGTCCTGGGAAATACGGCTGCTGAGGGCATCCGTTGCTATGGTGCCATTCAGGATGCGCAGGCGTTGTCCGAAGGTGTGGTGGCCTCTTCCCGTTATCCGAAACACTGGATGACCGTGGGCGATCCGGCCCGTGAATTCACCATGACGCAGTCCGCGCCGCTGATGGTGCTGCCGGATCCGGATGAGTTTGTGGTGGTACAGGTGAAATAATCCGGGAGCGGGGGCGAAATGCCCCCGTGTCTTTTTTCACAGGGGGCTGGATATGGCAACAAAAGAAGAAAATCAGAAACGTCTTCGTGAACTGGCTGGCCTGCTGGGGCGCGAGGCGGATATGTCGGGGAGTGCAGCGGATATCGCACAGCGTGTGGCAGAGTGGGAAGAGGAGGTTTGCGCATCGGAAAATGAAATCGCAGATGTTGATGATACCGTTTATGAGCAGGCATACAGGAACACCGGTGAGGATGCTTTCGGTATTCTGGAACGTATCAGGCTTCTGAAGTGTTTTTACCTGTGCGGTGTTGACGATGAAACAGGTGAGCCTGTTGAGCATGTTGATGCTGGCAGAGTAATTCTGATGCCCCCCTCAGTGGCAAAAGACATGGTCAAGAGTGGAATGGCCGTTTATGCGTGATTTTCAGAATGCCTTCGATGCTGCCCTCGCCGGGGTGGACAGCACGATTGTTGAAGTGATGGGACTCTGTGCGCAGTTCACCTCGGGGGCACAGCGTGGCGGCGAAGTTCAGGGGGTTTTTGACGATCCGGAGTCGCTGGGTTTTGCCGGTGGCGGGGTCCGTATTGAAGGAAGCAGCCCGTCATTATTTGTGCGGACGGATACGGTTCGGGCTGTGCGGCGTGGTGACACGCTGACCATTAACGGCGAGATGTTCTGGGTGGATCGTGTTTCTCCGGATGACGGGGGCAGCTGTTATCTCTGGCTCAACCGTGGGCAACCACCCGCAGTTAACCGGCGACGATAAACGCAGGGTGAAATTATGGCGATAAAAGGGCTTGATCAGGCGATTGAAAATCTGAGCCGGGTTCGTAAAAACGCCATTCCTGCTGCTTCAGCAATGGCCATTAACCGCGTGGCCACAACGGCAATAAATCAGTCTGCGTCACAGGTTGCCCGTGAGACAAAGGTACGCCGGAAACTGGTAAAGGAACGCTCCAGACTGAAACGGGCCACGGTCAGAAATCCGAATGCAAAAATTATCGTTAACCGCGGTGATCTTCCAGTGATTAAGCTGGGGATCAGGATGCTGGGCCGTCGTCCGAACAGCATACTTAAAGCCGGTCAGCATCGGTATCAGCGGGCATTCATTCAGCGATTAAAAAACGGTCGCTGGCATGTCATGCAGCGTGTGGCCGGGAAAAACCGTTACCCTATTGATGTGGTGAAAATCCCGATGGCGGCCCCACTGAAACAGGCGTTTGATGAGAATGTTGACCGTATCCGGCGTGAACGCCTGCCCGGAGAACTGGCATCCGCGCTGAAACAACAACTGAGGATTGCGATAAAACGATGAAACATACTGATATCCGTGCTGCAGTGCTGGATGCACTCGAGCAGCATGAACACGGGGCGACGCTGTTTGATGGTCGCCCTGTTGTTTTTGACGAAGAGGATTTTCCTGCGATCGCGGTTTATCTGACGGATGCAGAGTATACCGGTGAAGAGCTGGATGCAGATACCTGGCGGGCCACACTGCATATTGAGGTGTTTTTACCGGCACAGGTACCTGATTCGGAGCTCGATCAGTGGATGGAAAGCCGGATTTATCCGGCGATGACTGCGATCCCGGCACTGGCAGGACTGATTACCACGATGGTTACGCAGGGCTATGAGTATCGTCGTGATGACGATATGGCGTTATGGAGCTCTGCGGATCTGACTTATTCCATTACATACGAGATGTGAGGACGATATGGCAACACCAAATCCCCTGGAGCCGGTAAAAGGTGCCGGTACCACTCTGTGGGTTTACAACGGCAAGGCTGATGCTTATGCAAACCCGTTGTCAGACGATGACTGGCAGCGACTGGCGAAGGTGAAGGATCTGACCCCCGGCGAGATGACGGCAGAATCCTACGATGATAACTATCTGGATGATGAGGATGCTGACTGGGTATCCACCGGGCAGGGGCAGAAATCTGCCGGTGACACCAGTTTTACGCTGGCCTGGAAGCCGGGTGAGAAAGGGCAGCGCGATTTGATTGCCTGGTTTGACAGCAGTGAGACACGGGCCTACAAAATCCGTTTCCCGAACGGCACGGTGGATGTGTTCCGTGGCTGGGTGAGTGCTATTGGTAAAGCGGTGACCGCCAAAGAGGTGATCACCCGTACCGTGAAGATCACCAATATCGGCCGTCCGTCGCTGGCGGAAGATCAGGGGGACATCACACCGGTCACCGGTATTACCGTGACGCCACCAACGGGCAATGTGGCAAAAGGTCAGAATATCACCCTGACCGTGGCTGTTCAGCCGGAAGGGGCGACGGATAAAACATTCCGTGCCACGTCGGCGAATCAGAATTTCGCCACCATTACCGTGAAGGGGAACACGATCACGGTGAAAGGTGTTGCGGCAGGTAAAGCACAGATCCCTGTGGTTACCGGCAATGGTGAGTTTGCGGCAGTGGCGGAAATTACCGTCACGGATGGTGCAACGGGTTAAGCTGAGGGAGTGATAAAGCATGTTTCTGAAAACAGAACAATTTGAATATAACGGTGTGTCTGTCACGCTTTCTGAGCTGTCTGCGCTGCAGCGTATTGAGCATCTTGCCCTCCTGAAACGGCGGGCAGAAGAGGCTGAAGCCTGCGGTAACCGGCAGGTGAGCGTGGAGGACCTTGTCAGAACCGGGGCGTTTCTGGTGGCGATGTCCCTGTGGCATAACCATCCACAGAAAACGGCGTCACCGTCAATGAATGAGGCCGTGATGAAGATAGAGCAGGAAGTGCTCACCACCTGGCCTGCCGATGCCATTGCCCGGGCGGAAGACGTTGTGTTGTGCCTGTCCGGGATGATCGAAGCTGTTCGTCCGGATACTGATATCACCGAAGTGGCGAAAAATAACGTGCTGACTGATGATGATTTTTCTGCGGGAAAGTCTTCGACGGCGAGCTGAATTTTGCCCTCAGACTGGCGCGTGAGATGGGGAGACCCGACTGGCGCGCCATGCTTGCCGGGATGACATCCACCGAATATGCCGACTGGCGACATTTTTACCGCACGCATTATTTTCACGATACCCAGCTGGATATGCATTTTTCCGGGCTGACGTACGCTGTACTCAGCCTGTTTTTTTGCGATCCGGATATGCATCCCTCTGATTTCAGTCTGCTTGTCCCCCGGCATGAGGAAGCGCAGGTGGAGAGGCAGGATGAGGACAAAATGCTGATGCAGAAAGCGGCAGGACTTGCCGGAGGCGTCCGGTTCGGTGGGGACGGAGGGCGCGATATTTTATCGTCTGCGGATGTGGCGGATGTCATGGTGGATGATGCCGTATTAATGATGTCTTCAGCGGGGATTTCCGGAGGTGTGAGATATGTCCCAGCCGGTTGGTGATCTTGTTATTGACCTGAGTCTGGATGCGGTCCGTTTCGATGAGCAGATGAGCCGGGTAAGGCGTCATTTTTCCGGACTGGATACCGACGCCAGAAAGACCGCCAGTGCTGTTGAGCAGGGGCTGAGCCGCCAGGCGCTGGCTGCACAAAAAGCCGGGATTTCCGTCGGGCAGTATAAAGCGGCCATGCGAACCCTGCCTGCACAGTTTACGGATATCGCCACGCAGCTTGCCGGTGGTCAGAATCCCTGGCTCATCCTGCTGCAACAGGGCGGTCAGGTGAAGGACTCCTTCGGCGGGATGATCCCCATGTTCCGGGGGCTTGCCGGTGCGATCAGCCTGCCGATGGTCGGGGTCACCTCGCTGGCGGTGGCGACCGGTGCGCTGGTGTACGCCTGGTACCAGGGGGATTCCACGCTTTCAGCGTTTAATAAAACCCTGGTTCTTTCCGGTAATCAGTCAGGACTGACGGCAGAGCGCATGCTGACGCTCTCCAGAGCCGGGCAGGCGGCAGGGCTGACGTTTAACCAGGCGGGAGAGTCACTGGCAGCCCTGGTCAGTGCCGGTGTGCGTGGTGGTGAACAGTTTGATGCCATTAACCAGAGTGTCGCGCGTTTTGCGTCTGCCTCCGGTGTGGAGGTGGACAAGGTTGCAGAGGCTTTCGGAAAACTGACCACCGACCCGACGTCGGGGCTGACTGCGATGGCACGCCAGTTCCGCAACGTGACGGCGGAGCAGATTGCGTATGTTGCACAGCTGCAGCGTTCCGGAGACGAGGCCGGTGCCTTACAGGCGGCGAACGATATCGCCACGAAAGGCTTTGATGACCAGACCCGCCGCCTGAAAGAGAACATGGGGACGCTGGAAACCTGGGCGGATAAAACAGGAAAGGCGTTCAAATCGATGTGGGATGCCATTCTGGATATCGGTCGTCCGGAATCTTCTGCGGACATGCTCGCCAGTGCGCAGAAGGCATTTGATGAAGCGGATAAAAAATGGCAGTGGTACCAGAGCCGGAGCCTGCGCCACGGTAAAACCTCCTCTTTCCGGGCCAACCTTCAGGGTGCATGGGATGACCGGGAAAATGCCCGTCTGGGGCTGGCGGCGGCAACGCTGCAGTCGGATATGGAAAAAGCCGGTGAACTGGCGGCAAGGGACAGGGCTGAGCGTGAGGCGTCACAGCTGAAGTATACCGGAGAGGCGCAGAAAGCGTATGAACGCCTGCTGTCGCCGCTGGAGAAATATACCGCCCGTCAGGAAGAACTGAACAGGGCCCTGAGAGACGGGAAAATCCTGCAGGCGGATTACAACACGCTGATGGCGTCGGCGAAAAAGGATTATGAATCGACGCTGAAAAAACCGAAGTCGTCAGGTGCGAAGGTGTCTGCCGGTGAGCGCCAGGAAGACCGGGCACATGCTGCCCTGCTGGCGCTTGAAATCGAGCTCCGGACGCTGGAGAAGCACAGCGGTGCGAATGAGAAAATCAGCCAGCAGCGCCGTGATTTATGGAAGGCGGAAAGCCAGTATGCCGTGTTACATGAAAAGCTGCTTGTGGATGCACAGGCCGGACAGAAAAAATCACTTGCATTGCAGGAAAAATCCCTGCTGGTTCATGAGAAAGAAACGCTGGAGTACAAACGCCAGCTGGCTGAGCTGGGTGACAAGGTGGAGCACCAGAAACGCCTGAATGAGCTGGCACAGCAGGCGGTGCGGTTTGAAGAGCAACAGAGCGCGAAGCAGGCCGCCATCAGCGCAAAAGCCCGCGGTCTCACTGACCGTCAGGCGCAGCGGGAGTCTGAAGCGCAGCGTCTTCGTGACGTGTATGGCGATAATCCGCAGGCGCTGGCCCGGGTCACCGGGGCACTGAAACAGACATGGGCGGATGAAGACATGCTGCGCGGTGACTGGCTGGCCGGGCTGAAGTCCGGCTGGGGGGAGTGGGCGGAAAGTGCGACGGACAGTTTTTCGCAGGTTAAAAGTGCTGCCACGCAGACCTTTGACGGTATTGCACAGAATATGGCGGCGATGCTGACCGGTGCAGAGGCAGACTGGCGGGGATTCACCCGTTCGGTGCTGTCCATGATGACAGAAATCCTGCTTAAACAGGCCATGGTGGGCATTGTCGGGCGTATCGGCAGCGCCATTGGTGGTGCTTTCGGTGGTGGTGCATCTGCTTCCTCGGGGACGGCCATTGAGGCTGCGGCGGCGAACTTCCATTTCGCGACCGGAGGATTTACGGGGACGGGCGGCAAATATGAGCCTGCGGGGATAGTTCACCGCGGGGAGTTTGTTTTCACGAAAGAGGCAACCAGCCGGATAGGTGTGGGGAATCTTTACCGTCTGATGCGCGGCTATGCGGAAGGTGGTTATGTGGGTGGTGCCGGAAGTCCGGCGCAGATGCGGCGGGCGGAAGGTATTAATTTTAATCAGAACAATCACGTGGTGATTCAGAACGACGGTATCAACGGACAGGCGGGGCCGCAGCTGATGAAGGCGGTGTATGACATGGCCCGCAAGGGGGCGCAGGATGAACTCCGGCTGCAGTTGCGTGATGGCGGTATGTTATCAGGGAGCGGGCGATGAAAACCTTTCGCTGGAAAGTGAAGCCGGATATGGAGGTGAACTCGCAGCCGTCGGTGCGTGAAGTGCGTTTTGGTGACGGGTACTCACAGCGTATGGCGGCAGGGCTGAATGCTGACCTGAAAACATATCGGGTGATGCTTTCCGTGACCCGGGAGGAGGCCCGGCATCTGGAAGCGTTCCTGGCAGAGCACGGGGGCTGGAAGGCATTTTTGTGGAAGCCACCCTATGCATACCGGCAGATAAAGGTGACCTGTGCCGGGTGGTCTGCGCGGGTCGGGATGTTGCGCGTTGAGTTCAGCGCGGAGTTTAAGCAGGTGGTGAACTGATGCAGGATATTCACGAAGAAAGTCTTAACGAGTCGGTTAAGTCAGAGCAGTCACCGCGGGTGGTACTCTGGGAAATCGACCTGACGGTGCAGGGCGGTGAGCGGTATTTTTTCTGCAATGAGCTGAATGAAAAAGGGGAGCCGGTGACCTGGCAGGGGCGTGAATATCAGGCGTACCCGATTGAGGGCAGCGGCTTTGAGATGAACGGAAAGGGCAGCAGTGCCCGCCCGTCGCTGACGGTGTCCAATCTGTTTGGCCTTGTCACCGGGATGGCGGAGGATTTGCAGAGCCTGGTGGGTGCCACGGTGGTCCGTCGCCGGGTGTATGCGCGTTTTCTGGATGCGGTGAATTTTGTGGCGGGGAATCCGGAGGCCGACCCGGAGCAGGAGCTGACGGACCGGTGGGTGGTGGAGCAGATGTCAGCGCTGACGACCATGACGGCCTCGTTTGTGCTGGCGACACCGACGGAGACGGACGGTGCGCTGTTTCCCGGTCGCATCATGCTGGCGAACACCTGTATGTGGGATTACCGGGGCGATGAATGCGGGTATAACGGTCCGGCAGTGGCGGATGAGTTCGACAACCCCACCACGGATATCCGGAAGGACAGATGCAGTAAATGCATGCGCGGGTGTGAGATGCGCGGCATGGCGGTCAATTTTGGCGGTTTCCTTTCCATCAATAAACTTTCGCAGTAAATCCCGTTTTATAACACAGACTGAATCAGCGATTCTGGCGCATGCCCGGCGGTGTGCGCCAGCGGAGTCGTGCGGCTTCGTGATAAGCACCCCGGAGGGCGAACGGTACCAGTCCTGCGTGAATATCTCCGCAGAGCCGGAGGCGTATTTTCGTATTGCGCCGGAAGACTGGCTGCAGGTACAGATGCAGGGGGAGATTGTGGCGCTGGTCCACAGTCATCCCGGTGGTCTGCCCTGGCTGAGCGAGGCGGACCGGCGGCTGCAGATAAAGAGTGCCCTGCCCTGGTGGCTGGTCTGCCGGGGGGAAATTCACCGGTTCCGCTGTGTGCCGCACCTGACCGGACGGCGCTTTGAACACGGTGTGACGGACTGTTACACCCTGTTCCGGGATGCATACCATCTGGCGGGGATGGAGATGCCGGATTTTCATCGCGAGGATGACTGGTGGCGCAACGGCCAGAACCTGTACCTGGACAATATGGAGGCCACTGGCTTTTGCCGGGTGTCCCTGTCCTCTGCACAGGCAGGCGATATCCTGCTGTGCTGCTTTGGCGCATCGGTGCCGAATCATGCCGCCATTTACTGTGGCAACGGTGAGCTGCTTCACCATATACCTGAACAACTGAGTAAACGGGAGAGGTATTCAGAGAAATGGCAACGACGAACGCATTCTGTCTGGCGTCACCGCCACTGGTCCGCATCTGCCTTCACGGGGATTTACAACGATTTGGTCGCCGCATCAGCCTGTATGTGAACACGGCAGCGGAGGCCATCCGTGCCCTGTCGCTGCAGGTGCCGGGATTCCGCGGTCAGATGAACGAAGGCTGGTACCAGATACGTATTGCCGGTGAGGATACCGCGCCGGAGGCGGTGTATGCCTGTCTTCACGAACAACTGGGTGAGGGAGCGGTCATCCACATTGTGCCGCGACTGGCCGGAGCCGGGGGAAATGGTGTTTTTCAGGTGGTGCTGGGGGCAGCAGCCATCGTGGGCTCTTTCTTCACCGCCGGCGCAACGATGGCGTTGTGGGGCGCAGCCCTGAGTGCCGGAGGGCTGACTGCCACCACGATGCTGTTCTCACTGGGTGCCAGCATGATACTGGGTGGTGTGGCCCAGATGCTGGCCCCGAAGGCAAAGACGCCGGAGTACAAAAGTACGGATAACGGTAAACAGAACACGTATTTTTCGTCACTGGACAACATGATTGCCCAGGGTAACCCGATGCCGGTGCCTTACGGTGAAATGCTGGTTGGTTCACGACGGATATCCCAGGACATCAGCACCCGTGATGAGGGCGGAGACGGGAAAGTGGTGGTTATCGGACGGGGATAAAAATAAAAAAATCCCGCAGAGTTAGCGGAGCTGCGGGAAGAGATACGAAGATTAACTGTAAGGAGTTATTATTATGTCACAGCAAAAAAAACGGTAACGCAGAGAAATTATAAGCGCCACTGGGATTTTGTGAAAATGTGAAGAATTTCAGAAATTTTCTGTTGCGGAGCTGAACTAAAAAACGCTCCCGCAATACACCTGGATATTAACGGGAGGAACGAATAGTCACCTTAAGGAGTTGCGATTAATTGCTTTTATTGACCGCAGGTAATCTACCCATCCGGCAAGGTTTCCTCCACGGGAATTTGCCGGAAATGTGAAGAATTTCAGAAATTTTATTCCGTCATGACACAGGCACCCTCCGGGGTGCCTGTCGTTTTCTGGCATAAACAGATTCAGACATCAGACAGGAGAGGGGGACAGAGTGGGTAAAGGGGGCGGCAAGGGGCACACACCGCGTGAGGCGAAGGACAATCTCAAATCCACGCAGATGATGAGCGTGATTGATGCCATTGGTGAGGGACCGGTGGAAGGTCCGGTGAAGGGACTGCAGAGTATTCTGGTGAACAAAACCCCGCTGACGGACACGGACGGTAATCCCGTGATACACGGTGTGACCGCCGTCTGGCGTGCCGGGGAGCAGGAGCAGACACCGCCGGAAGGCTTTGAGTCCTCCGGGGCGGAAACCGCACTGGGCGTGGAGGTGACGAAGGCAAAGCCGGTGACGCGCACCATCACGTCAGCGAACATTGACCGTCTGCGGGTCACCTTCGGGGTGCAGTCACTGGTGGAGACCACCTCAAAGGGTGACCGTAACCCCTCTTCTGTCCGCCTGCTGATTCAGCTTGAGCGTAACGGTAACTGGGTGACGGAGAAGGATATCACCATTAACGGCAAGACTACCTCGCAGTACCTGACGTCGGTGATTCTGAATAATCTCCCTGAGCGCCCCTTTAACATCCGGATGGTCAGGGAGACGGCGGACAGCACCACGGACCAGCTGCAGAACAGAACGCTGTGGTCGTCATACACCGAAATCATCGATGTGAAACAGTGCTACCCGAACACGGCGATTGTGGGGCTGCAGGTGGATGCGGAGCAGTTTGGTGGCCAGCAGCTGACGGTGAACTACCATATCCGTGGTCGCATCATCCAGGTGCCGTCAAACTATGACCCGGAAAAACGCACCTACAGCGGTATCTGGGACGGGAGTCTGAAACCGGCATACAGCAATAACCCGGCCTGGTGCCTGTGGGACATGCTGACCCACCCGCGCTACGGGATGGGAAAACGCCTGGGGGCCGCGGATGTGGACAAGTGGGCACTGTATGCCATCGGGCAGTACTGCGACCAGACGGTCCCGGATGGTTTCGGAGGCACAGAGCCGCGGATGACCTTTAATGCGTACCTGTCACAGCAGCGTAAGGTGTGGGATGTCCTGGGGGATTTCTGCTCGGCGATGCGCTGTATGCCGGTATGGAACGGCCAGACGCTGACGTTCGTTCAGGACCGCCCGTCGGATGTGGTGTGGCCGTACACCAACAGCGATGTGGTGGTGGATGATAACGGCGTGGGGTTCCGCTACAGCTTCAGTGCCCTGAAGGACCGGCACACGGCGGTGGAGGTGAATTACACTGACCCGCAGAACGGCTGGCAGACTTCCACGGAACTGGTGGAAGACCCGGACGCCATCCTGCGCTACGGACGCAATCTGCTGAAGATGGATGCGTTTGGCTGTACCAGCCGCGGTCAGGCCCACCGTGCCGGACTGTGGGTGATAAAGACCGAACTGCTGGAAACGCAGACGGTGGATTTCACGCTCGGGTCACAGGGGCTGCGGCACACACCCGGTGACATCATTGAAATCTGTGATAACGACTACGCCGGGACCCTGACCGGCGGACGCATCCTGTCCATCGATGCCGCCAGCCGCACACTGACGCTGGACCGAGAGGTGACACTGCCGGAAGCAGGGGCATCGACGGTGAACCTGATTAACGGCAGCGGTAAGCCGGTGCGCGTGGACATCACTGCACACCCCGCCCCTGACCGGATACAGGTCAGCGTCCTGCCGGATGGCATGGAGACATACGGTGTGTGGGGACTCTCCCTGCCGTCACTGCGTCGTCGCCTGTTCCGCTGTGTTTCCATCCGGGAAAACACGGACGGCACTTTTGCCATCACGGCAGTGCAGCACATATCGGAAAAAGAAGCCATCGTGGATAACGGGGCCCGCTTTGAGCCGCTGTCCGGTTCACTGAACAGCGTCATCCCGCCGGCAGTGCAGCACCTCACGGTGGAGGTGAGCGCCTCAGACGGCCAGTATCTGGCGCTGGCGAAATGGGACACGCCGCGGGTGGTGAAGGGCGTGCGCTTCAGTCTGCGCCTGACCAGTGGCAGTGGTGAAAACAGCCGCCTGGTGACCACCGCCATCACTGCCGACACGGAGCACCGTTTCAGTGGCCTGCCTCTGGGGGAATACACCCTGACGGTCAGGGCGATAAACAGCTACGGCCAGCAGGGCGAACCTGCCACCACCACGTTCCGGATTAACGCCCCGGCAGCACCGGACAGCATTGAGCTGACGCCGGGGTATTATCAGATAACAGCAGTACCGGTGCTGGCGGTGTATGACCCGACGGTACAGTCTGAATTCTGGTTCTCAGAAAAACGCATCACGGACATGGCACAGGTGGAAACCTCTGCCCGTTATCTGGGGACAGGCAGCCAGTGGAGCGTCTCCGGCCCGCACATCAGGCCGGGGACGGATTTCTGGTTTTATGTGCGCAGCGTCAACCTGGTGGGGAAATCTGCGTTTGTGGAAGCCAGTGGCCGGGCGAGCAATGATGCGGAAGGGTATCTGGACTTTTTCAGAGGAGAAATCGGGAAGACACATCTGGCACAGGGGATGTGGGAGCTGATTGATAACAGCCAGCTTGACGATGAGATGGCGGAGATGAAGACCACCATCACCGAAACCCGCAATGAAATCACGCAGACGGTCAGTAAAACTCTGGAAGACCAGAGTGCCACCATACAGCAGATACAGCGGGTGCAGACAGACACAAATAACGACCTGGCTGCGCTGTACATGCTGAAGGTGCAGAAAACAAAAAACGGCATTCCGTATGTTGCCGGTATAGGTGCGGGGATTGAGGATGCTGATGGCCAGCCCCTGAGCAATATACTGCTGCAGGCGGACCGTATCGCGATGATTAACCCGGAGAACGGCAACACCACGCCGCTGTTTGTGGCGCAGGGGAATCAGCTGTTCATGAACGATGTGTTCCTGAAGCGGTTGTTTGCAGTGAGCATCACCTCGTCCGGCAATCCCCCGACGTTCTCCCTGACGCCGGAGGGCAGGCTGACGGCCCGCAATGCGGACATCAGCGGACATATCAGTGCGAACTCGGGCACGCTCAATAATGTCGTGATAGCGGAGAACTGTACGATAAATGGCACGCTGAAAGCGGAGAACATTATTGGTGATCTTGTGAAATGTGCAGGGGTGGCTTTTCCGGTGGATGGTAGTTACCTTGCGAACGGTACACGAACGCTGACGGTGTATGACGATCACAGCTTTGACCGGCAGATTATAATCCCGCCGATAATCTATGTCGGGTCAAAACAGGAATCCCGCACCAGTAATGACATCTGGACAGAGTGCTTCCTGCATGTTGATCAGAACGGACGCCGGATTTATTCAGGCAGGTCAGTGACAGAGCCGGGAATTTTCAGCGGGATCATCGATATGCCAGCCGGTCATGGTCATATCACCCTGAGTTTTACCGTAAGTTCACGACGTCAGAACGGGAGTTTTGGCAGTTCACGTATCAGTAACCTTCAGGCGATAGTGGTGAAGAAAAACAGCGCGGGGATCAGTATCCGCTGAACATCGCGCCCCGGGATTGCCGGAAGGAGACAAAAACCGTACAGTATGCGCGGGTGCCTTTGGCTGATGGCCGGAGGGAACACCTGAAGGCCGGATGTGAAAAGGCCCCGGGCAAACATTCATGTTTAACCCGAGGCCTGACCATTCATCCTAAGCAAGTGAAAGGTTAGCGCCTCTCCGTAAAAGGAGCAAGCGTTTATGTCGCAAAAACCGTTAAAAACCACCGTGATTTGTATCACGGTAGTGCTCATTATCTGGATCACCCACAGTTCACTGTGCGAGTTCCGGTTCCGGATAGCGGGCGCGGAGATTGCGGCGTTCTTACAGTGTAAGCAGTAAGAAACCGTGGCGGGGGAGAATATCCCCCGCCGACCGGTTGCTGAGGGTGGTCAGCCGGATGGCACCGTTTTAACACCAACAAACCACAAATTTTACCGCAGGCCGGGAAACCGGTACTGCGGTTTTTTTATGGGGGAAATCCATGACAGTCAGAATATCGGGTGTGCTTAAGGATGGTACGGGAAAAGCGGTACCGGGATGCACGATAGAGCTGAAAGCGCGCCGCACAACGGAGACGGTGATTGTCACCACGGTGGCGTATGGTCAGCCGGGGGAAACCGGCAGTTACAGTATGGATGTTGAGCCGGGGTTGTACCGGGTGACGCTGAACACGGAAGGGTACGCGCCGTCATATGTGGGTGACATTCTGGTGAAGGCGGATTCTGCACCGGGAACGCTGAATAAATTTCTGATGGACCTGGAGGACGCACAGTATTACCCGAAAGCCCTTGCAGAGCTGGAAGCGGTGGCAGCGGAAATCCTGAAACGTGCAGAAGCGTCAGCGGCGAGTGCAGAGGAAGCGAAGAAACGGGCAGAGAATGCGCGGGGACCGAAGGGGGATAAGGGGGACACCGGGCCGCAGGGTATTCCCGGGCCAAAAGGCGATACCGGCGAGCGGGGGCCAAAGGGTGAGCGTGGTGAGACAGGACCACAGGGGCTTCAGGGTGTGAAAGGTGAACGGGGAGAGAAGGGCGAAAAAGGCGAGCCGGGAGGGCCGGATGCGACGACGGCACAGAAGGGAATTGTGCAGTTAAGCAGCGCAACGGACAGTGATGATGAAACGAAGGCAGCCACCCCGAAAGCGGTGAAAGCGGCAATGGACAAAGCGGACGGATGCCTGGAGAAAGCGAAAAACGGTGACGATATCCCGGATAAGGTGAAGTTTCTGAACACCGTGGGAGCAGCCAGAGTATACGGGCGGGACATTCATACGGAGACCGGTGAATGGACCACGAGTGAGTTTGTGGCCTGGCTGAAAGAAAAGGGGGCATTTGACCAGCCTTACTGGATGATGAAGGCATCACTGCTTGCGGAATTTAATAAGGTCATCACGGATGTCGGACCGGGAAAACTCAATCTGGGAGGCTGCGCCATTGAGGTGATGGGGACGTATAACGCAGCCATAGTCCGGGTCACCATCGGCGAATACGGTGGCGATGGTTTTCTGAACGGCACGGTCTGTACCTGTACAGTTTACGGAGACACACAACGTTTTCACTGGCGGGTGGATTACAGCACAAAAAACAAGCCCACAACAGCAAGCCTGACAGTAAATGGCTGGGAGCGTGATGAAGTAACCGGTCGTTTGCGGCAATGGGGCAGTATTGAGGTAAGTGAGGATGATGGTAAGCTTATGACACAACACTCTATCCGTTTTCCTGTCGCTTTTCCGGTTGCTGCTCTGAATGCTCAGGTGTCTGCAGTGGGAGACCCCAACGTCATTAAGATGTATACCCTGTCGAATCCGTCATTAGTGTCTGTGACTCTGATAACAGTCAGGGGATGCTACGGCAAGTTTTCATGGGAAGCGATCGGATACTGAGGGCATTGTATGGAACAGTATGTTTTTTCACCGTCAGAGAATATGTTTTATCCCCTGTCCCTGCGGCCGGTTTATGAGGCAGCAGGGCGCTGGCCGGAAGACGGTATTGTGGTGGATTATGTGGTGTATAAAGTCTTTGCAGCGGATGCTGCACCGGCAGGTATGAAGCGGGGCGTCGGTGCGGAAAAAATGCCGGTCTGGGTGCCGGTATCGGAGGAGGGCACGGAAACATGATGCATATCAGAAATTTTTCGTATTACACCCCGGCGGAGCCGGATGTTGCAGGCGCGATGTACCTGAAGTCTGAGGATGGTCAGGACTGGTATGAGTGTCAGGCGTTGTTTTCGCCGGAGACGCTGAAGGTGGTGTATGACAGCCGGGGTGTGATTACGGGATACGGTAAGGAGACTGCCTTGTTGTGGCCGGTGAACCAGAGTGTGGCAGAAGTGCCGGATACCCCGGAGAGCCGGAAAATTGACCTGAGCGGGCGCTGGGGCTTTGACGGGGAGAAAATCACGGACCTGCTGACCGCGGAGAAAGCGCGCGGGATGAAGGGCGATGAAATTAACGCCTGGCGTAATGCGATGGAAGCGGCGAACTACACGTTTGAGCACAATGGGCGTAAATGGGACTACGGGAAGTCAACGCAGACGCGTCTTGAGCCGTCGGTGGCTGCAGCGAAAGCGGGGAAACTGCCGGAGGCGTTTTTCTGGACGGATGCGGAAAACAATGATGTGCCGGTGACAGCAGAAGAGCTTATTGCGCTGAGTGAAGCGGCAGAGCAGGCGATGTTCACTAAAGGGATGGAAATCCACATTCGCCAGCGCACCATGAAGAAGGACCTGGAATCGCTGAGCAGTGCGGATGAGATCCTGGCATACAGGGTTGGCTGGGCACAGGAATAA